AGCGGTACTGCAATTGTCGTGTCTGTTGCTCCTATCTACACCGCCGCCAATGCTTTGGCTACCGTTGACAGCTTCCCTGTCTCTGGTAAGGCTGTCGTGTTCGTAGGCGCTGCTTCTAGCCAGTACGCACAAAACTTGGTTTACCACAAAGATGCCATCACCTTTGCAACTGCTGACTTGCTGTTGCCACAAGGTGTTGACATGGCTGCTCGCGCAGTCCACAACGGTATTTCCCTAAGAATTGTGAGGCAATACGATATCAATAACGACAGAATGCCTTGCCGTATTGACGTTTTGTACGGCTTCAACACGATCCGCCCACAAATGGGTTGCCGTATCTGGGGCTAATCTGATTGGGGCTTCGGCCCCTATCTCTATCTTAATATTGAAAGGAAATTATTATGGCTCTCCCTAATGGCGCAGGTGGTTATCAAATTGGTGACGGTAACATCGGTGAAGCTCAGTTGTTTGTGCAAGGCGCTCCTACTGCCGTGGCTGCTGCTGCGACAATGACAAGCGCTGAACTGGCAAACGGTCTGTTCGTTTTTAACGGCGCTGCTGGTAGCTTGACTTTGCCCACCGTGGCACAAGTAGAAGCTGACATCTCTAGCGCTTCCAAAGTGAATGCAGCGTTTGATTTTGTCATTATCAATGCTGACGCTACAACCGATGACGTTACATTGGCTGCTGGCACTGGCTGGACAATCGTTGGTAACGCTGTTGTAGTCGAAGCTACTTCTGCCCAGTTCCGCGCCCGTAAAACCGGCGATGGCACTTGGACTGCTTACCGTATTGCCTAAACTTAAATGGGGGCTTCGGCCCCTGTTTTAAAAGGAACAATCATGCCTACAAACACTAAACCTATCGGTGTTGCTTATGAAGATCAGCAACTAGATGGCGCAATTATGGGTAAAGCTGGTGGAACCGCAGGTTTTTACGGCACTGAGCCTATTGCTCAAGCCGCTGCTATCACCGCTGTCACCAATACCGCTACTGGTACTGAACTGGCAACCGCCATCAATGCGCTTCGTACGGCATTGAAAAACATCGGCATTACTGCTTAAACCAAATGGGGGCTAATCACCCCCATTCTTAAATTATGAACATTACTCTGACTCACCCTGTTCATGGCGCCAAAATAGCAACCATGGATTTAGAGGCTGAAATGGATGAAAAAAATGGCTGGACACGCTACAATCCAGACACGCCTTCTGAACCTGAAGCGGCTCCTGTGAACGTGCTGGAAGTTAAGCGCCGTAGAAAAGTGATTACCGAAGAGGTCTAAAAATGACAACGTACACCGCTGGCCAACAAATCGAACGCGCTCTTAGGCTTCTCGGTGTGCTTGCTGAAGGTGAGACGCCCTCTGCGGCTACGTCACAAGATGCCTTGATGGCGCTCAACCAAATGATTGACAGTTGGCAGACCGAGCGTCTGTCGGTGTTCTCTACGCAAGACCAAATTTTTACATGGCCAGCAGGCTTAATTAGCCGCACCCTTGGCCCATCTGGTGACTTTATTGGCCTTCGCCCTATTTTGCTTGACGACTCTACATATTTCAGAGCGCCAACCAATGTTTCGTATGGCATTAAGTTTATCAATCAACAGCAGTACAACGGTATTGCTGTTAAGACCGTAACGTCCACTTACCCACAAGTGATGTGGGTAAACATGACGTTCCCTAACATTGAGATGTACGTTTATCCACGGCCTACGCAGGACTTGGAGTTTCACTTTGTGTCGGTTGAAGAACTGAACAATCCCGCCAACTTGTCCACAATTTTGTACTACCCACCAGGCTATTTGCGTGCGTTTACATACAATTTGGCCATGGAGTTTGCCCCTGAGTTTGGCGTTGAGCCAAGCCCCCAAGTGCAGCGCATTGCGATGACTTCTAAGCGTGACTTGAAGCGCATCAACAACCCTGATGATGTGATGGCACTGCCTTACGCATTGGTGGCCAACCGCCAGCGTTTTAACATCTATGCCGGTAACTACTAATGAAGACGCCGATTCTTGGCTCTACTTATGTAGCGCGGTCTGTCAATGCGGCAGACGCTCGTATGGTCAATCTGTTTCCAGAGATCGTCCCAGAGGCCGGTAAAGAGCCTGCGTTCCTAAACCGCGCCCCTGGCCTCAAACTGCTCAACACCATTGGCAACGGCCCGATCCGTGGCCTGTGGGCTTTCTCATCTAGCGACAGCACAGCGTTTGTTGTTTCTGGCACGCAGCTGTACAAGATCACCACATCATATGTCGCCACGCTAATTGGCACGGTGGCCGGCACTGGCCCTGTCAGTTTGGCTGACAACGGCACGCAGTTGTTCATTGCGGCCAATGGCCCCAGCTACATTTACAACAACACGACAAACGCCTTTGGCCAGATCACCGATCCAGACTTCCCAGGCGCTGTGACTGTTTGCTATCTGGATGGCTACTTTGTGTTCAACGAGCCAAACAGCCAAAAGCTGTGGATTACTGCACTGCTAGACGGCACATCCATTGACCCGCTTGAGTTTGCTAGCACTGAAGGCTCGCCTGACGGCTTGGTGGCCGTGGCCGCTAACTTCCGCGAAGTGTGGGCATTTGGCACTAACTCAATTGAAGTTTGGTACGACTCTGGCGCAACAGACTTTCCTTTGCAACGCATTCAAGGCGCGTTTAATGAGTTGGGCTGTGCCGCTCCTTTTTCTGTGGCTAAGATGGACAACGGCCTGTTTTGGCTTGGCCGTGACCGCCGTGGCCAAGGCATTGTCTACCGCGCCAACGGCTACACCGGCGTTCGCATCTCCACGCACGCTGTTGAGTGGCAGATTCAGCAATACGCTGATTTGTCAGACGCTATTGGCTACACTTATCAACAAGACGGCCACAGCTTCTATGTACTGGTTTTCCCTAGTGCTAACACCACTTGGGTTTACGATGCGGCAACGCAAGCCTGGCATGAACGTGCAGGCTTTTTCAATGGTAACTTTACTCGTCACCGTGGCAATTGCCAAATGTCGTTTAACAACAAAATTGTCATTGGCGACTTTGAGAACGGCAACATCTACGCTTTTGATTTGGAAGACTATTCGGACAACGGCGACATCCAAAAGTGGCTACGCACATGGCGAGCGCTGCCTACTGGCCAGAACAATCTCAAGCGCACAACCCAGCACATGATGCAACTGGACTGCGAGTCTGGCATTGGTTTGAACGGTTATGTAAGGCCTGAAGTAATTTATCTTCAAACTGAAAATGACAATTATCTAGTTACCGAAGCTGACGACTATTTAATTGCTGAACAACAGACAGTTGCAATTCAAGGCGCGGATCCTCAAGTCATGTTGCGTTGGTCAGATGATGGTGGCCACACATGGTCAAGCGAGCATTGGGCGTCCATGGGCAAAATTGGCCAATATTACAAACGTGTAATCTGGCGGCGTTTGGGCATGACTGTCAAACTGCGTGACCGAGTTTATGAGGTGTCTGGCACTGATCCTGTGAAGATTGCCATCATGGGCGCAGAACTTATTCTGAGTCCAACGAATGCCTAGCCCTAACGCTACACCAACGCCGATCACGCCACCACGAGTGCCGCTGATTGACCCTCGCACGGGTCTGATTGACCGTTCTTGGTATTTGTTTTTTTTGTCGCTCCTTAATGCGGCCACAATTGTGGACGAAGGAAACCTTGGCACTGACACGGTGTCTTTGATTGCGTCTTACGATGCGGCCTTGCAGGCATTGGCGCAGAATGTTGAAACCCAGCCCCCGCCAGTTGATCTGAGCGCTGAGTTAGCCAAGCAGATCCAAGAAGCTGGCTTGACCGATCAATCGTCTGCTTTGCTGTCTCAGATTGCCGAAATGCAAAAGCAATTAGAGGCGCTCAGTCTATTGCCCCCACCCACGCAAGGCACGGTCACTGCTGTAACAGCCACAGCGCCCGTATTATCGTCTGGAGGCATTGCGCCTGACATTAGCCTTGCAGCTGGTTATGGCGATACGCAAAACCCCTATGCGGCCAAAACTGCTAACTTTGTGTTGGCTGGCCCTACGGCTGGTGCGGCGGCAGTACCTACGTTCAGGGCTTTGGTGGTGGCTGACATTCCTGCCCTGCCCTATGGTACAGGTACGGTCACCAGCGTGTCTGTTGTGTCTGCCAACGGCTTTGCCGGTACGGTGGCAAACCCTACCACCACGCCAGCCATAACATTGACCACAAGCATTTCTGGCATTTTGTACGGCAATGGCACAGCAGTCGCCGCTACTACAATCAGCGCGCCGCTGGCTTACTCGGCAGGCACACTAAGTATCACGCAAGCTAG